CCGACTCCTTCATTCCATGCTTTACTCAAAGCTACACCTTCAAGTGTAAAGATTACAGGTAATTCTTGAGCAAAATTTAATGCTAAATGTAAACTTGCACTAAATGCACCTCCATGTCCTATAGTATCAAGACTAGCTTTATTGGTAAGAGTATCGGTAAAATCTGATGTTTTGAATTGTATTACAGTTCTTACTGTATTACCTACTCCTGCTATAGGGTACCCTCCTATTTCTAGTAACTCATCTCTACCTGTGTTTTGCTCAGGTGATTGAGAGTAAAGTGATGCGTCTTGTGTTGGAAATATTCTATATAATGCCATAGTTATAATGTTGTTATTCTACCCTCTATATCTGTATTAGGAAATTTGACTTCAAATATCATAGGATCTAAAGATGGGTATATAATGTTATTTTTAGTTGCTCCTTCTATATCATAATCATAAGTTGCGTAACTACCTCCAAATTTAGATTCTACTTTGAGATTTTTTACTGTTTGAACTCCTTTAACCCTATCCAATAAAGTATAAATACTAGATAAGTTTATAGCTTGATTTATTTGCCACTTATCTATATTAAAATAATCTTTTAGAGCTTCGGTACAGTTAAATAGTACTTCTCTAGAATTAAAATTAGGTTGAGCTATAATATCGTATTTTATCCCTATATTAATTACGTATGCATCTTTTATTTCTACAGCGTCAGTTAGTATCATATATTCAGATAGGTAAGTTTTTAAATTTTCTTTTATTCTATCTACCGCTGTTACAAGTTTTTTATTAGCATCATAACTTAATACATAAAGACAAACATCTAATGGATCACTACTGTTAGAATTAGCAGGCGAAATTGCTTCTCTAGTTGTTACGTATGTTTTAGCTACAACTCCGTGTTTAGGGTCCATGGTTAATGCTCTATAACTAAAATCTTCTCTAGTTACTATTCTACCTTGTTCATTAAAAGCTCTCATAGTATTCTGACGTAATTCATCTACGGTGTCCCCATCTTTACCGCCAGTAGCCGGTACTTCATTATTAAATGCTAATGTATTTAAGTAAGATGAATCTGTAGCTGTTGCTGTAACGGAAGTAGCACTAGTTAAAGTGTTAGCTTCAACATTTGACGCTATACCTCCTCCTGTCAAATACCTAACTGTTAATGTTAAATTAGCAGGTGAAATACCGTAAGCATCACTATATAAAAAGTTTGAAGGGTCATATGCTACATCCATTTTACTTACTCCAACTGTTGTTTTTGCTCCTATAATATTAGGATTAGGAGTAAGAACTTCGTTAGATGGAGATGAAGAACCTGGACCGAATTGTACCTGGAGTTTACCGGTAGATGTGAATCTAGTTACAAATCTCCTTGAAGTCTGTGTAAGATTCAAAGGGTATGCAACAGGGTTAGTTAAACTTCCGTAGGTACCTGCTGTCATCACAGTTTCTTGACCTAAATAAGGTACTTCATACCAAGTGTTGCCAAAATTATCTACTATGTCAATAATTCCTAATATATTATTATCATCGATGTCAAAGGTAAAGAATGGAACTAAATCACCTACTGTAATAGTTGTTGTATTTACTTCTCCTGCTTGTGCTTGTACTTTTTTAGAAAGTAGGTATTCAGAAGGGAAATCACCCGAAATAGAAAATACAGTTACATCAGTTGGATCAGCTGAACTAGAAAGAGTGAAATTAACTGGTTGATCTATGTAAAATTTTTGGTTACCGGTAGACAGCTCAACTCCAGCTTCAATAGCTAAAGCTTGATCATAATTCGGTTCATATGAAGATCCAGAAGCTTGAACTCTTTGTGTTACCGTAATAGGAACTGTAGCTGCACAAGATACTTTCGGTCTATACCCTAACATGTAAGCTATAGTATAAAGATTGCCAGGATCTCTAGCATACTGTAAGTATGTTTCTTGTAACTGAGAATCTTGATAAAAAGACAGAATATCTCCTACATATGCCGCCATTTCAACAAACATCATACCTGGTGATGTTGGTGTAAAGTCATTGTAAGTATCAGGAAAATAATTTTTAGATAGCTCTATTAATTGCTGTCTTAAATTATTAAAATTTTTATCGGTATATTTTACGTTAATTTCTTGAGCCATATTTATTCAAAGTTTATTAAAATTTCATCTTCTATTCTAGTCCCTGCTATTTTAAACTTTAATCTAAATACGATTAAATTATTATCTAATTCATTATTTAGTGCTAAGTCTGTAATTGTAAGCGAAGGAAAGTACTGAACAAGAGCTTCTTTAATTAGTATTTCAATATCTTCTAGAGTTCTATTAGTAGTATTCTCGAAAAGTAAATTACGTAATCCTGAACCAAATGTTGGTCTAAAATATCTTTCACCACGTCCTGTAAGTAGGTAGTTAATTAAATTTGCTTTTAAAGCATCAACTGTTTGAAAAGTAGAGTTAAAAACTGCTTTACCGGATAAAGGTAAACCTACACCAACGGCTTTACGTGGTTCTAAATCTAAGGGGTTAATTCTTTGTGCTTCAAATGCCATTTACTCTATACTTTTTTTAACGCATCTTTTTGATTAGATGCTTGAAAGACTTTACCTGCTTTTTTTACAAAATCTAAATTTGTAATATCTAATCCAGGTTGATTACCTGCATTCATATTCATTTGATTTGCCATACTAGATGCCATATTAGGCATTCCTGTTACCATATCTGAGGTACCGGTAAAAACGTTTTTATATTCTTCATTAGTCATGCTATTTTTTGTCATTTGTAGCATTTCATCTAATGATGCTTTACCTGTGTTGAATTTAGGTTGGTCTTTTTGTTTATTTACTTTTACTGGTTTACTTTCTGTAACCTGCTGAACCTTAGGGGTACTAGCTATTTTTACTGCTTCATTAATTACTTCTTGTAACTCTGTTTTAACAGCATCGCGTACTTCTTCCCTAATTATCTTTCTTAATTGTTCTAGTTTCATATATATAAATAGTTAAGTTATGGAAGTTGATTATTAATTCTAAATTTTATTTCATCTACTAATACTCTTGTAGAAGAACTAAAGGACTTAGGTCCTCTTAAAACTATGACCCCGCTTTCGTTTAATACTACTGCAAATCTTCTTTTAGCAATAGAAGGTGAGTCTGGGTCGTCTAATACTTTTATAGTATAGTTTTCACCTCCTGGTTTAGAGTAACTATATACTCCGGGATCTTCATCATTTTCATCTAACAGTCCTATATTAGAAGGTAAGTTCTTTATATCTCTCATTATCTGTTCTTTTTCATCATCATCTAATTTGTCTACACATTCAAATAGTTTTAAATCTATACTTAAAAGTTTATCTTTAGTAGGTTTTATAGAACCTAATCCTTGTTCGGTTATTGCCTCAATATTTTTTACTTCTCTTTTTAATATTTCTATAATTCTACAAGCTAATCTCAGTAAAGAACCAAATCTATTAATTTTTCCAGTAGGCATTGAGTATATTGTACCACCGACATCAGATGGTGATCCTGTTGGAGGTGTACCGATTGTAGTTGGAATAGGTAATTGTTCCAATATTAAAACTATTACTTCCGCTGCTTTAATTGGTTTATCTAATTTTTTTGCATAATCATTAACAGGTTCTATTTTTCTTTCAACTCTTTCTATAGCACCTACTAAATTATCTCTAGTTTTTAGAATTTGTTTTAACCTACTTAAATCAGGGCATATTCCTTGTAGTTCTTTTTGTACTTCATTGACTAATTTTTGTACCTTAGCCATAATCATACCTTCTAACTTACCAACAAGTTGAGCTATAAATTGAGATAATAATGAATCTGGTATTCCGCAAGGCATTACTCTACAAAGGTTTTAGTTGATTTTAATTTTGATGTCCCTTCAGGATTAATCTGTAATGCTAATTCTCTAAATCTTACTTTAGCTGAATTACCTGCTGCATTAACCGAAGGTACAGAACCTCCTCCATTTGACGCTGCTTGCATTCCTGTACATATAGAATCTAATATAGCAAGCATTTCTTTAAGGTACCTTTCTACTTCGTGCCCTAACATAACTGGTTGTTTACCTATATTAGATATTTCTCTTGCTTTACTACCTAAAAATATTTTATCGGCATCTAAACATATAAATTCATCTCCATCTAAATTTACGGTTTTAGAATTGATACCAACCGAGTTTACACTGGAAAGTAGTATATCGTCTTTTTTTGCATTAAAAGTTAATCTACCGGCATTAAGTAATATCTGTTGACCTTTATAATCTGAGGGTAAGTCGGGAATATTATCGTACGATTTTCTTTTAGTATTACCTAAAGTTAAAGGAATAGTATGATCAGATGTTAAGTATATAGAGGCAGGGTCTTTATCTATATTTTCCAGTATGTGTGTAAAACCATTACCGCCTTCGGGTATAGTAACTCCATTTCTTATAAAAGTAAAAGGTTTATTTTTATTTGAATCGTCCGTAAAAGGATTCTTTTGAGATGCCCCTCCAGATAACCTAATGGATTGTCCTAACCTTCCTTCGATAAGAGTATCTCCAGGAAATGGTTGTAGAGGGGCTACATCGTCTCTAAGTTCTATACCTTCCCCTATATTTACTGGTGCCCCTGGTTCGTCAAAGACCGGATAGGCATTTACATGAGGATGAGATAGTATATTAACTATAGAAATGTAATATTCTGCTGCATCGTTAGCACTTGCTCTTAAGTTACGTCTAGGTCCTTCAACTAGAAGTACTACTTCATTCTTAAGAGGTAGTGTATTGATATTGGGGTTAAGAGGGTAAGCTTTTCCGGTAAAAACTTTATCACCTTCTTCGCTAAGATCTTGAGCACTTGAATCTACAGGTCTATATAGAATAGTACCTATATCTTCAGGTGTCATATCCAATACATCATATAAGTAATGAGTATCATCGTCAATTACTTCTATAACTCTTACTGGATACAGAGGATCTCTTCCTTTCTTATTTATTCCGGGTCCGTTTTTTTCTCTAAACATTATTGCTGTTCTTCGTCTTCTTCTTTTTGTTTCTCAGCTACTTCTTCTTTTATTTCTTCTGATTCTTCTAATAAATCTTGTAATGAATCAAAATCGAATAAATCTTCTCCAGAAGCTCCTTTAGCTTGTGCTATTTCCATTCTTTGTATTATGGTTGCTAGTTTTACTAAAGCATCATCATTTTTCACACCTATTTCCATATACTCTTTAATCATAGGTACGATTAATGTAGCGTCACCGATATTCTCAATAAGAGGTTTAAGTTCTCCAATAAGTGCTTTTACTTGAGATTTAGTCTCTTTTGAGTTATCGTAGATTTCACCAAAAAGATCAGATAAAGTTTTACCTTTAAATATTTCTTTATCAGTACTCATACGTTTTTATTTATAAATAGATTTAAAGTTCTTTTGTACGAATTAAACCTACTTCATTATATTTATCGTATAGTTCATAGTACTGCTCTTTTAACTTGTTTACGACTTTAGTTAAATGAGGAGTTTCACAGTCTGTCATTTCTCTAATATAGATGTAAAGAGCTTTTTTCTTGAAAATGTCTAAGTCTTGTCTTGTTTTGAATATGGTCAGAATTGCATCAGCAATTTTCAATTCACTTTCCTTAGTGAAAACCTCATCTAAGGTACTGTATGCATATTCTATATACATGTCTAAGAATTGACTTAGAGATATAGAATGCTCTTCATTTTTTATATAAGGTGTTTCATAGGAATCTTCCATATC